GCTGGATCGGATATCCAGCGCGATAAAAATATCAAATAAGGAGGACAAAGACCCCCCCTATGGGGTAAGAATCGGTCCCTGCACCAGCGTATATGGCTTCAGAAAATTATGTCAAAATTCCTGAGCAGCCATGAATGCCTCATAGACCATCGGAAAGCATTGATAAATCAGTTCTTGACAGTAATCAGCAATAATCCTGTGTTCATGCTGTGTACCATTACCACAACGTAGCTTACAATAATGTAACCAAGACCTCAAAGTACCATTCATGTACAATTTAGTTTGAGAAGCCATAGGAAGTACTTCTCTAGCACACTCTTTAGCAACACCAGAAGATAACATAGACTCATACAGTAAGTTAGATTGATCAAACAGCTGTTGAATCTGTGAATCGAAGTAATCAACGACAGAAGGATTCAAGTCATCAATACTATTCTGTCTATTCTTAGTATCTTGACGCCTTAGTTCAGGCATCAAAGGTTTTTCTGTAACTTGTGCATAACGTTGGCTAAACTCCTGAAAAGAGAAAGACCTATGACGAATGATTTGAGCAGAGATACTACGTGTAGTAGATATTTCTACACACATGTTAACCATTTCAAAGGGAGACCAATGATTATGATCTATAAGGTATTTAATTAAACGAGCACTGTTCCCAGTGTTGTTTTGATTAGCAGGATTAGAGACTCTAGCCATGTAGGCTATCAAGTCATCACCACCTTCAGTTGAATGTACTAAACGTACAGAATGCATGTAATTTACTAGCTGTGTAATAAGGGATGATACGGATCATCATTCAGGGATGATGCAGATCATCATGTATTAAGTACTGGTCGAGCTCCAGCGAGACGCCTATTACTTAATTAATTAAATAAACTTGTGTCAGTGCTTACAGAATGTCCATTCAGCGGACATTAATAAAGGGGCTGGATTGTCTCCTTTACCCCTCCAGAAGTTGGAGTCCACCCCTCCTCCTCCTGTATACACTGCCTGTTACCGCTAAACCCAGTTGGGGACTGAGTTTTGGCCGTTTCCTCTAGCTTGTTGTCTTTGGTCTTTATTTAGGCCTAAAACAAGGTGATTAGCGGAGCCTTGAGGGTCATCAATAGTGGATCTAAGCATGTCTAGCCACTCTTCATGTTTACGAGTATTGATCTGTTCTTGAGCAGATATAGCCATACAGTCAGTGAAGTATTGGATGCCTTGACTAAGACAATCAAGTCTATCGTCATGTTTAACGGCACCTTTTTCACGACACATACGGCTCATCTGGTAGAAGAGCATGTAGAGAAGTCTAGATTCGGGTGGAGCATCTTTGTTGGAGTTGTAGTCCCAATCAATGACAGAGCGATCCACAACAAGCCTATGCTGATTAAGCACGGGTTCCAAGGTATCGATAATACGTTGTTCTTTTCTGACTGTTGCTCGGACTTCTTCGACATCAATACCTTGTTTAGTTTGGACTAAGTGTTTTTTAAATAATTCAGCAACAATGCCATCACCAAAGTTAGTTTCGATAATGAGTTTAGTAACGTTGTACTTACGGCAACCTTTTAGAATGTCCAGAAGAGTGTTGTCTGAGTACCCTTCTCTGTAAGCACGCATTTCGTGCAAGTACAGGAAACCGTTGCGTTGGGAGATATACGCTGCTGCCGTTTCATCCGAGCCACGACCCGACGGGTCAACACTGCAGATTGTCTCTTGGTAGGTATCCCAGTCTCCTTGGAGCTGCATTGGACTGTAGAAATAATCTCCAGGTAATCCGACAGTCGGAGCATCCCTGATGATGTTTCTTGGGTCTGAGCACCAGATGATGGAATCAGGAGCAGTAGTGGGATTGACGCTAGTGACGATAAGGTCAGCCATTTTAAGGGGGAACTTTTCTGCGTCACTAAGTGAAGTATCGAGCATGAACTGAAGCATGAAGTTGCTTCGTCCCATTGCTGCTTCACGTTCAATAAGGTCTTCATCATTAAATCTATCTGGGTCAGTTACTTGCCATTTTTCGGAACCATTATCTATATCTTCTTGTAATTGAGGAGCTATGAGACCCTCGTAATTGGCCAGAGAGCGTGGGAAACGTGCTGGCCATATGAAAGGTCTATAGTTACGCTCTGCAAGCTTCCTGTAGACCGTAAAGACGGTCTGAGGAGTACCTAAGTACATGATGCGGCTATCATCTTTAGGAGTAAGAATTGATTCAGCCTCTGTACACAATTGTAGAAGCTTTTCGCGCATCATTTCTGTCATTGAGTTACCAGGAACCTCAATATCGTCCAGAATCATTAGATCTGCACGACTACCAGTAAGCTGACCAGTAATTCCCACTGATTTAACAGAAGGAGCTTGGTGAGGGGAGCAATTAACATCAAAAGATATACGACTCCAACGGGAGTCATCAGATTTAGGGCGCAAATGCACCAGCCAGGGTGTTTCAATTATCAGTTTCTGTAAGAAGATTGACATATTGTCTGCACGTTCTTTAGATGCAGAGATGATCATGATTTTCTTTTCAGGATCTTTAAATAATGTCCAAAGAACAAACGCACCAGTAATCCAAGATTTACCGATTCCTCGGAAGGCTTGAATCTGTAGACGTTTAGGACCATTTTGCAGATAATCTGCGATTGCGTATTGTGCGCGTGTTGGCGTAGGAAGTTCAAGTTGCCCCCACAGTGCTTGTAAGAACAACTTGAAATCATCTTGCAACGCCTCTAGGACGTTAGTCATATATGGTTAGTACATCATTAAAGTAGCTGTCCGATCTTCACTCAAGAAATATGTGAGAGAATTAGTATTTCACGTAGTTGATTTTTACCGAAGGTTTGTCTCATCCAACTGAGCCAATGTTTACTTCCTTTATCCTGATTACATTTAGTACACGCTGGTACAACATTCGATGAAATGTCTTCGCCGCCCTTACTGCGAGGTAGCACGTGATCCAAAGTGAGTTGATGTTGTTCATAAGTTTGTCCGCAATAAACACATGTGCATCCGAAATGCTCTTTGATGCTGCGCCTCCATAGGCGCTTGGCTTCAGGAGATGTCATGGCTATGAGGTTGTAGAGGTAGTGTTCAGGAGATGGAAGTAGAGGGGTCATGCGTATTTGATCTTTAGGCGTGGTCTTCGACGGTTAGTAGAGGCTTTCTCCAACTTTCCTTTATTCGGACCTGTATGGGAGGCATCTTTGCCATCACCATTGCCGTAAGTACCCAATTTCCGGTTGAGCTTATTGGCGTCAGTACGGATCTTTAAACCTTTACTTGTCTTGTTATATTTAGCCTGTTGCGCGTTACGTTTTTTACGTGCCTTAGGGTTGGATTTGTAATAACTAGCTGTGCTTCCTGCCATAAAGTCTGCTCTGTACAAGTTCTGGGTCAATAATTGGCAATATGTTTGCAAGCTTGGACAACGAGTTGCCTTCAACTGCAACACCACTGATGTCATTCTTTGCTAGCCAATCACAAGCTGCTTTGAGATCTTGTGTAGAGGCTTCGCCAGATTTGACACGTTGCAAAAACTCTTTAGTTACCAGATTATGGAGCTCATTAAACTGGTCTTCACTTGCTTTCTTCACTTGCTACCTTCTTTGCTTTCTTAGCTTTAGGCTTAGGTTTAGCATCTGCTTGAATCTCAAGCCGTACATAGTCTTCAACCGATTGATGACGCAAAGCTTTTTCAGCTTGCTCAATAGTTTCAAACTCTTGCAGTACTTTGTCGCGTGTTACGTCTACTAGTTTGTAAGACATTAGGTATTCCTCAATGCAATTTGGTCTAATTTGTTTTCGATGCGTACCATATGGTCTTCCATACGTTGCACCATTACTGATAAATCAGCTTTTGATACGTAGTCTTGAGCTACATTTAATTCAAGAGTATCAATACGTCTATCTAGACCACTAATGCGATCATGTACGTTATTTATTCTGTTATGTAGTCTGTTGTTAAGAGCTGCACCGCCTGCAATACATGCAACGACAGCAGTCACTAATGCTTCCATTTATTCAAGTGCTACGATTGGTACGATGTCATTACATAAAACTTCTACACGAGAACCAGGTCTAAAGGTAAAACCTTTTTGCATGATCTCTGTGCATTTTAATGCCCTAACTAATTCATAATCAAGACGCATTTTCTGTTCGTGTTTACGGGCAATAGACTTACAAGTTTCAATCATGCCACCATCTAATGGCACTGAGAAGCTAATTTGTGCTCCCCAGTTATTACTTTTAGTATAACTTTCTCGTGAGTAAGGTACTGTATCATTACCCATATAAAATGGTGATAGCTGCATGGTTGTACCGTTACAGCTATTATTACCACTAAAGTATTGTCTAGACGGTGCTCCATTATTTTGAAACTGTACCGCCTGATTAGTTACGTTACCTGTAGCTGCTGCCACAGGATTTGATGTATTTTGAAC